GGTCGATCTCGGCCATTACGTGCGCGAGGTCTGCTCGCGGCCCTATACGTATGCGGGCCATATCGTGCCGCACGATGCGCAGGCGAAGGAGCTGGGCACCGGCAGGAGCCGGCTCGAAGTGCTGGAATCGCTGGGCCTGCGCAATCTGACGCTGGCGCCGGCGCACCGCATCGAGGACGGCATCAACGCGGTGCGCGTGTTTCTGCCAAAATGCTGGTTCGACGCGCAAAAATGCGCGCGCGGCATCGACGCGCTCAAGCTCTATCGTTGCGAGCATGACGAGAAGCGCCGGGTGCTGCGCCCCGGGCCGGTGCGCGACTGGACCACGCATGCGGCGGACAGCTTCCGCTATCTCGCCATGACGCTCGAGCGCGCCACGCCGCGCAAGGGCTTCGGGCGGCGCATCGAGTATCCGGCGACGGGGGTGGTTTGATCCCTGGGGAGGGTGGCCGAGCGAAGCGAGGCCGGGTGGGGTTCGAAGAAAGACCCCCCCCCGACGCGCTGCGCGCGTCGACCTCCCCCTTTCAGGGGGAGGTATGCAGCCGAAAGGGGCTAGGAGCCGCCATATTGATGACACGCTTTCGCGGAGAGTCGGGGGTGCCGTTACCGGCAGTCCATGCCGGGGCGGTCCTGTGATTAGTGCAAAGCCCCGCGGCGTATCTTCGCGGGGCTTTTTTATTTGTGACGGCGATCACGGCCGGCGGAGCGATGCGGTGCGATGGTTCGGCTCCGGCATTGTGCCGGCAACGCAACCTGACGGAGGAATGTCATGCGTTTTCATCGCATCGTGATCGGCGCCATCTGCGTCATTCTCACTGTGAGCCCGGCCTGGTCGGCGCCAAGGGGTATTGGTGACACCGGCGGCATCAAAGGCGCGGCATCGCCGCAGCTCAAGAAGCTGTCGCCGAAGGCCGGGGCGGCGTGCTTCCGCGCCTGCATGCACGGGGTGAGCGGCGCGGGCTGGGGCAATTTCTGCGATGCTGCCTGCTACGGCGGCTGAGAAAAGCCCCGCCCGGCGCGCATCCGATCTCGGGTTTACCCGAGATCGGCACTTTAAGTGCGCAAGTCGGGCAAGCACGACTTGCGTTGCGCCACCCCCGCCTTCGCGGGGGCAGGCTCTCCCCGCTGCGCGGGGAGGGGTGTATTGCGCGGTTAGCCATCTCTTAACTTCGCACCGAGTAGCCTCTGCGGGCACGCGGGCGAAGCTCAGCGGCGGAGCACAGCCTTTCCCAGGCTGGAGGGGCGGGTTCGATTCCCGCCCGCCCCCTCCAGATTGCGCGCCTTAGTAGAGAACGCCGCCGGGGCCGAACTTCACGTTGAGGCCGGCTTTGACGACGTTGATCTCGGTCGTGACGTTGACGGCATTGGTGAAGAAGAGACCGCAGCGTCCCGGCGTGCACACGAGCGCGCTCGGGCTGTCGTTCTCGAACCTGTAGAAGTCGTACTCGACGAACCCGGTGAGCCAGTTGCTGAAGGCGTACTCGCCGCCGACGCCGATGGTCCAGCCGCTCCGTGTGGAGCTTGCGGTCGCAACGGCGAGTCCGCCAACCTGGAAGCTGAAGGAATCCCGCACCCAGGCGCCGCCGCCCTTCACGTAGCCGAGGAAGCGGTCCCAGGCGTAGCCCGCCCGCCCGGTGATGGATGCGAGTGAATCGATCTGCGAATGGTTCGTGATCACCGGGCCGAACCTGTTGGTGAGGAAGACGTTGTTGAAGTCGTTCTTGGCGTTGCTCCAGTCGTAGTCGCCCTGGAGGCCGAACACCCAGGCGCCGACCTGATAGTTGCAGCCGCCCTGCACGCCGCCCAGCGCGCCGCTTGCGGTGCCGCTGCCGAAATCGCCAAACACGCTGTCGTTCCAGTCGGTGCGGGCCCACAGGCCGCCGACATTGCCGCCCGCGTAGCATCCGGTCCAGGTAAACACCTGCACCGGCACCGGCGCGTACATGGGCGCGGGAGCGCGCCTCACTGCAAGGTCGGCCGCCATGGCGGAGCCGCCGATGGCAACGAGCGCAGTAGCTGACAAAAGAAATTTTTTCACCCCGTCCTCCTGTTGGCCGCCTCCGTTGCGCAGAATCCCCTGCGGCCCTCGGGCGGGACCCTAACCGCACGCGGCCGTAAAGTCTGTTGCGGGCGGGATACAGTGGCGCTGCGCATGTCGTCCGAAACCGGCCGGCAAAATGGCGACATTGCGGCTCTGGTTTGCTATTGACACTGTACAGTTAAACCGGTATAAGCGGGCATCCTCCACAGGTGCGCAATGAATCCCTCCCCTGAAAGGGGAGGGTGGCGCGCGAAGCGCGCCGGGCGGTGTCTTTCGATAACGATCCCCACCCGGCCGCCTTCGCTCCGCTACGGCGGCCACCCCCGCCTTCGCGGGGGCAGGCTCTCCCCGCTGCGCGGGGAGGGATAACGAGACGCTACTGAAATGCCGAAAATGACCGAGCTGGAATTGCGCGCGATCCTGACTGCGCACCGCACCAACAGCATGTCGGCGATCGTCGCCAGCAAGCTCGCCGAGGAGCGCGCCACCGCGCTCGACTACTATTACGGCGACATGTCGAAGACCACGCCGGCGGCCGATGGGCGCAGCAAGGCGATCTCCACCGACACCAGCGACACCGTCGAGGGGCTCATGCCCGCGCTCATGGAGATCTTCGCCGGCGGCGACGAGGTGGTGCGCATCGAGCCGCACGGGCCGGAGGACGTGGCCGCCGCCGAGCAGGAGACCGATTATGTCAATCACGTCTTCATGCAGGGCAATCCGGGCTTCCTGGTTCTCTACTCGTTCATCAAGGATGCGCTGCTCTCCAAGGTCGGCGTGGTGAAGGTATGGTGGGAGAAGGAGGAGCTGAAGGAGCGGGAGACGTACATCGATCTCGACAACGATGCCTTTGCGGCACTCGTGGCCGCCGATCACGTGGAGATCATCGAGCACACCGAGCATGACGGCCTTCACGATGTAACCATCGAGGCCACGCGCGATGCCGAGCGCGCCCGCGTCGATACGCCCGCACTCCCGCTGGCCGGATGAGGGGAGCTTCCACTGCCGCTGAACTCGCATGCGCAAGCAACAGCAAGTTTCTGCATGAGGCTTCTCCTTTCAGGTAATTCACTGCCTGACGAAGCGCGCCGGTGTCCGCAATGCCTCAATGGAACCAGCCACCGCGCGATAGTGCCGGCCGCGACATAAGGGGGTTCTTGTAGCGCGCAGAGCACGGCCGTTTCTCCGGGTAGCCAGAGAAATCAGCGATTGCGGTCCTTCGTCTGTTTGCGACGGATCAGGTAAACACCGGGCGCTTTCTGTCTTGGGTCAATCGCGACGTACAGGCCAAGAAGAACGCACGAGAGGAAAACAAGGCTCAGTTGCTGCCAGCCGGCCAGCTGATGCCACCAATCCATCGCCCACGCCATGCGCTCATTGTTGAGCGGGGAAGGTGGCGCTGATGTGACTGTTTGATGGTGCCTGCGGCTTTTTCGCCGGGAAGGGCGGCTCAGCGAGAATTTGCCGCCAAAGCAGGACGTGACGCTCAATCTCCGGATTGAGATTGTCGTTCGCGCTCGCAACGGGGGGGCGGATTGATCGCAATGGAAGCATGTCGGAACTGATTTTGCACTCACGAATGCGGGCGGCGCAAGAGCAATAGCCGCCCTGCCGCCAAAGCTCTTGAAGGCCGGCCCCACGCGGGCGGCTTTTCGCATTCTGGAGCCCTTATGTACAACCTGCTGAAACTTCTAGCCCCGCTTTCTCAAATAAATGGGCTGCGGCGACAAATATCCGCGCATGTGGGTGCCGTCTACAAGCGTGAAAACAGCAGAGACAACCAAGCCGCCATGTCCCGGGTCGATTGGAGGCGTGGCGTTGTAGGGGCGCACCGTCGCCTCGTTTTGCCCCGGGACGTCTTCTTCGTCCGAGACGAATTCCCAGACCCCGACCGCATTGAGATCCGTTAGCGTGAGATCATAAACCTGCTTTCGGGTTGCCTGCGTCATGTATGCTTCTGAAAAAGAGGCTTTGCCAAATTGGCATCATTGATGCAGGAAATTTCGCGTGCCTCAATCAAAACTGCAGCCGCGGCGAGTCAGGTGAAACAAGACAAGTAGTGTCACTACGAGCCCTGCATAACAGTCCGAAAACATTGTAGGCGCGAGCGGGTGTTTTGCGTGAAACCATCCATGTCACGCACATTACTGAAGGTTTGCTACCTTACCGTGAGGTTGGCTGATCCTATACACGCTGCTTTAGACGGGCCCCTGGTCCCCCACCGTTTTCCTCAATCAACTCTACTCCAGCATTCTCAAGGGCTCTCCGAATGGCAGACGCGTTGGCAATTGTCATCGCCGTCATCCCATCTAGCGATTCCGCACGATGGATCGTCGCTAGGCTAACGCCTGACTCGCGCACAAGGTCAGCCGCGGCCCAACGAAGGAGCGCCCGAGCGGCTCTCATTTGAGCTCCGGAAATATTCCTCAGAGCGCCCCCGGCAGCTCCGCTTCCTGTCTTGACAACCCTTCTTCCATATGATAATTTTTTTGTCATGTGAATTAAGGTCTAGCCTATGGCAAATATTATCTCACGAGCTTCCTTTATAGGCGGCTCTGACGCCCGGATAATTATGGGCAACGATGAAGGCGCTCTACTGCGCCTCTGGCGCGAGAAACGCTGTGAGGCCGAGGTGGAGGACCTATCGGGCAACCTCATTGTGCAGCTCGGGAAGATTACCGAGGAGCTGAACCGCTCCTGGTACGAACGCAACACCGGCCGGCAGATCCGGGACGTGCAGCGCCACGTCCGGCACTCGGCCATCTCCTGGATGGCGGCCACGCTCGACGGCATCGTCCAAGGGACCGAAGCCGTGTTCGAGGCGAAATTCATGCTGCCCTGGTCATTTTCCGAGGAGGCCGCGGCCGAAAAATACATGGCTCAGCTACAGCACAACATGTGGGTGACCCACCTGCGCACATCCGTCCTATCGATCATCACCGGCGGCGGAAAATGGGTAGAGATAACGATTCCCGTTGACCCACTCTACCTCAGCGTTCTGGTCTCCGCCGAAAAGAAATTCTGGCGCTGTGTGCAGACGGGGGAGCCTCCACGCCTCGTCTTTGCCGAGCCGCCCCGTCCGCGCGTTGCGGCGGCTCGAATTGTGGATATGAGCTCGTCGAATTCCTGGAGCGAGTTTGCTGCGCTCTTTCGCAACACCCGACAGGCCTTCCACGATCACGAACGCGCCAAATCCGAGCTCAAGGCATTGATGCCCGAGGATGCGCGGGAGTGTACTGGCCATGGGGTGCGGGGAAGACGGTCCAAATCCGGGGCCGTTAGCTTTGACCTTCTCGAGACGGAGGCCGAGGCCGCTCATGCACCGGTCCAGTGAATCTGTGGCGGCGCTCGCTTCCGCGTTGGCCAAAGCTCAGGCCCAACTGATTAACCCGGAAAAATCGCTGACCGGGATGATCCCGAGCGGACGCGCAGGGGAGGCCGGCCGTAGCTTCCGCTACGCGCCCTTGGCGAGCGGGCTCGATATCGTGCGCAAAACGCTGGGTCAGCACGAGATCGCGACGATCCAAACGACAGAAATCGATAAGGAAACAGGCACACTGAAACTGACCACTATGCTTGCTCATGCCTCGGGGGAATGGATTGCGTCGGATTGGCCGGTGTGCCCGGTCGCGGAAACCGCAAACCCGCAGAGAATGGGGGCAGCACTGACCTACGCTCGTCGCTATGCGCTGTTTACGCTGGTTGGTATTGCGGGGGAAGACGATCTCGACGCGCCTGATCTCTGCAGTCCAGCAATCGATAATAGAGAGAAAGCCCTTAACGGAGGCGAGATTGCAGTTTCCCCGCGGTCTGATGGCAATGGGCGCTCTAACAAGATATTGCGCCGTCCGCTGGCCCCCCTTTCGGTGATTGAATCGCATACACTGCGCGACCGTCTCCTAGCTGAGATTTCAGCATTAGGAACTCACGAAAGTGCGACCGACTGGGCTCGCCATGTGCTCCCTTCCAAGAACCAGCTGTCTGCTGAAGATGCGAAGCTGGTCGAGGATGCATTCGCCGGGAAGGTGGGAGTTTTCTTAGAAGGCGAAGCAATCAAAATGCCGACTGCGGATTCCGCGAGGCCACACGCCAGCCGACCAGTAGGCGATGACAAAAGCACATTACCTCTGAGTAAACCTCGCCGGCATCGGCATAAAGATCATCTCCGATTTGTAATGCGCCAGCCCTGCTTATTATGCGGGCGGACGCCTACGGATCCCCATCACCTAAGGTTCATTCAGCCACGGGCCTTGGGCCGGAAGTCTAGCGATGAATTCACGGTGCCGCTCTGTCGCACGCATCATCGAGCCGTTCATCGGGCAGGCAACGAACGATCGTGGTGGGAGCAAGCTGGCATCGATCCGCTCAAGGTCGCCCGCAAGCTCTGGAAGCAAACCCGTATAGAGGATGGGAAACTACAGGCCGAGCAAAAAGCGCAACAAGCTGCTCCATTGCCGGCCGCCGCAGAGGATATCGGGGCCGCGCCCCAACCATCGTTTTAGCCCGTCTACCATGCTCAAAGAGATCGGGCCGTGTGAGGGGCTGTTTCACACGCCCACGGGCGTCGCCTACGCTGACATCCTCGTGGATGGCCACCGCGAGACTTGGGCCATCCGCGGCCCGCGATTCCGGCTTTGGTTGCGCCGGCGCTATTACGAAGCAACCGGCGCAGCAGCAAGCACCGCAGAACTTCGATCCGCTCTGAATCTGCTCGAAGCGCGCGCGCAGTTCGATGGCCCAGAGCGCGTGGTCCATGTCCGCGTCGCCGAGCACGACGAACACATTTATCTCGACCTTGCAGATCAGTCCTGGCGTTCCGTCGAGATCGGATTCGACGGATGGCGGGTGATCCAATCACCGCCGGTGCGCTTCCGCCGACCGGCCGGAATGCTTACCACCCCATGCCCTGAACCGGGCGGCTCGATTGAAGCACTCGGGCAGCTGCTCAATATCTCGAACCCGAACGACTTCGTGTTAGTGGTGGCGTGGTTATTAGCCGCCCTCCGGCCGCGTG